ATGAGATCGTCAGGGGTAATCAGCCACACGCTTTCGCCGCGGACGGCCAGACTCCGGCCAATCAGCCCCATGACGCAGCGGTCGAGCAGGTCGGTGCCGGTTACGTCCGCCAGCAGCAGTCCCTGTTCCCAGTGAGAAATACAGCTCTGCGCCGTCGCAGTCAGTTCGGCGATGCCGCGGCGGCCGGAAATATACGCCTCGCGCGCCTGCATGATTTCCGCAGTGAAGCCGCTCATTGCCGAGCGCTTTTCCCGCTTCTTCCAAAAATCAAACAAACCCATCGATCAAGCCTTCCGATATGGCCGCAGCAGATCCGCCGCGCCTGAATTGTGGAGCGCCTTCGCCATCCAGCTTTGCGAACGCGTGATTTCCTCGGTCCCGACGCCGATAACCTCGCTGCGATACGTTGTGGCGCCCGACTTGCCTGCGCTGGAGGCGAGATACTCAGCGAGCCGCCGGTAAGCCTCTTTCACGGTTTCAGGCACCGTGCCCCCGCCAACCGTGCCGGTGAACCGATACGGCCCTGAGCAAGCCAGCCAATAACCACCGAGCGGCGAAGGGTCGAGCACAGGAGTCGGCGTTTCCCAAACGTTGGCGCGATCGGACCAGCTCTCGACGGTCGTGATCGTTGCCGGTGCGAGTGGCGTGGTCCATTCGCCCGGACCTTCGACCACCCATTGGATAGTGCGCGAGGAGAAGCGGTAGGCGATCCAACCTTCGATCCGCTGCCAAATCATCTCATTGGAAAGCGCGGCCGCGGCCGTGGACAGCCCCGACGGTGCTGCCGGGTAGGAAGCCGGCACGCCCTCGATCTGCTTTGTGGTCGTTACCATTTAGCGGTACCTCAGAATTGATAGCGGCCGTGGCGCCGGAGCCGTCAGATCCCAACTGCGAGCGGACATCTGCGCGGCGTCATATGCCGGCCTGGTCACCAGGCTGAACTCGAACAAATCAGCCTTGGTGACGGTGCGCAAAAGCCCGTCAGCCGATCGGGAAACGGTCTCCCCGCCTTGAGGAACGCGAAAACCTGGAGAAATCCCCTTCGTGAGGCCAGCGGCCAGCGCGGCTAACGCATCCTGCGCCCAGCTCGTCGTCGGCACCACGTAAGCGTCGAGGTGTAGAGCCTCGGCGCTGTCGCGGAGCGTTAGCGAGCCTGCGGCGGTGCTCGCTAGCGGTTTCTCAATGTCATGCCCGGCGAGCAGATAGATCGGCTCGCCAGATTCGATGCGCGCCCGGAAAGAGCCGGGAGCGAATTGCTCCCGACGTCCATTGCCGAGCGTCGTTTGGCTGTTGTACGGAAACGCTCCGGTCAAGCGGGTTGCGCCGTTTTCAGAGCGAATCTCGAACTTGATAGGAGCACCGTGCAACATGTTAGGCCGTCTGCACGCCGGTCAGGATCTGGAGCTGCTGTGCGCGACCAGCCGACACGTCAGCGGTGACAAGGCCAGTCAAGCGCAGACCGCCCGACGCAGCGTCGCTGTAAACGTCGCGTACGAGGTCAACGCCGCCCCAAAGGCCAACAAAGAAGGGCGGAACGCCGCCGATCGAAGTCGTCAAGAGAGCAGTCGTCGCAACCGGCGGGCCTCCAGTCGGAGCCGCGAGCGCGTTCGTGCTCATGGCGATGTTGGACGCCGGGATATTCCGCAGCATCCGGTCCCATTCCGTGTAGGCAGTATTTGTCAAAACCGTCCCGTCCATCTTCGACCAGACTTCAGGTCGGATCAGCAGATTCACGGCGCCGATCGAGGTGATGGCGTTGTCTCCCATGAACCGAACGATAGCGGCGCGGAAAGCCGCCCAGGACGCCGCAGCAGCGACAGACGTGCTGGTGATGCCGTAGGAGCCGACCAGCAGGCCAGATGGCTCACCGCCGCTCCCAGCGCCCAGGAAGACCGCCTTGTCGAGTGCGGCCGCCATAGCGCCGTTCATGTCGCGGCGAACAGCCTGCTCGAGCGCGTCGCCGGTCTGCTTCATCGACTTGCGGGTCAGCTTCATCTGGATGCCCAAAGTCTGTGCCGGGTTCAGCGTGCGGGAAGATGTCGAGTAAGCAGCCGCGGATCCGACAGCGCCGGTTTCAGTCGCGGCCCACGCAGCGGAGACGGTCGATGAAGTGAGCGGATACTCTTCCTGCCCGTTCGCGATCGAAATGAGCTGACCGCCCATGATCGAGGCCACCGACTGCGGAAAAAGGCGATCAATGATCGGCTGCGTCACCTTCGGGGCCGGCACGCCGGACGCAACGGTTTCGCCAGCGCGGATTTCGAACGCCTCCAGCGGCACCGGAACGCCACGATAACCGCCCTTGGAACGCAGCTCAGAGACTACCTCGGCAGTAGCGCCGTCCAGGGCGCGGCCTTCATCAAGAAAAAGCGCCACCTGACGCAGCTCAAACTTGTTGACGAGCTCGGCGTACTGGCGATCGGAGCGGGTTTCGAGATCACCCTTGGCATCGCGACGCTCGGTGTCTTCCGCGATCAACGCAGCGCGGTAGCGCTGTTCGTTCGTGGCATATTCCTTGTCCAGGTCGGCCATCGAGCGGATTTCGTTCTCGTCCGGATTGTCCTTGCCGGCGATGGCAGCAAGCTGCTGCCGTAGTTCGGATTGACGCTTCTGAATTTTCACACTGGTAAGCACTGAGTTAGTCCTTTCTGTTTGAGGAGATCGCGCCACCGTTGGCGCTCTGGATCGAGGGGCGCGATACCCACTTCGATTGCGGTTTTCTCCCGATGGTGACGGGAGCAAAGGGTTTGAGTGTTGGATAGCTCGTAGGCCAAGTGCGGCGCGTGTCTCGCCGGAATGATGTGGTCAACCTCAAGCCGTTGCCGCGCGCCACACTTCACGCATTGGAAGTCGTCACGGCGCTTGGCCGCGAGCCGGAGCGCAGACCAGCGGCGATCGTGGTGCGTTAAGCCCATACGGCTGCCCTCGCTTTGCGAGCCGGCTGGGCGAGCATTCGCGCGCCTTGAGCCACTGCCAGGACGGAGGCGCTTGCCGCGTCGATACGTCCAAGGGACCGAGCTTTCGCCAATTTGATGTTATTCGCGGGATCGCGCAGGCAAACCGCGTCAGCGAATGCCGAGCGCAGCAACAGCGACGGCGCCGCCCTGACCAGCCCGTCGAAGCACAAGCGACGGAAGCGCTCGCAATCCTCATTGCCATCCTTGAAGCCGAAACCACGCCAAACGAGCGGCGCACGGATGCCGGCCTGGTCGATTGCCTGCCCAAGCTCAGCCTGTTTGTAGCGGTCCATAACCAAGGCGGCGATCGTCTCGCCCTCGACGTGGCGCATCACCTCTGACAGCCACGGCGCAACGGGAACGGTTGCCGCCCCTAACGTGCTCAGCTCACCACGGCCAGACATCTGCGCGTATCGATCGCCAACACCGTCACGTTGCCCACGATCGAGCAAACCGGGCTGTGATGGAAACCAGCCCAACGCCTCTAGTCTGCCCGTTTCCGGCCAGAAGAACGCCGCGGCAGTCATCGAAGCGCTGCCGCCAAGGTCGATTCCAATGATGCAAGAGCCACGCCGCTCCGCTAGTGCGTTGGTTTCGCAAGCCAACCATTCATCGACGGTCAACAACAGGTCGCGCGTCTCGCCGGAAATCCGTTCATTGCGATTGTAGAGGCGGAAGGTCGTTAGGCTCGATCCACCCCGAGCAATCGCGCGGCGCGCCTGCGACAGCAGCCATTCAGTGTTGGCGCCGATACCATGCCGAGCGCCAGGATTGGCGATCAGCAACGACTCCAGATCGTCTGCCGGCAGTCCAGGCGCGGGCCGGTGCTCTTGCCGGTAAACGCCTTCCTGTTCCTCATCCAACCATTTACTGAACGGATGCTGATCGTCTGGCGCGGATGTGGAAATAATCAGCGCACGGCCGCCACGTTTGCCGCCGCCAGACAGCAACGCATGTTCCAGCTCGTCGCCCTTACCCGGCGCCCAATGACCGCGCTCGTCCAGAATGGTTAGCGTGGGTGCGCCACCGAGGGCAGACTTGCCATCAGCCGCAAGGCATCGAAGCAAATGGACGCCGTTCGCGTCCTCATACTCGATCTCAAGACGAGGCGCGCGACGAAAATTGAGCCGCTTCTGCGTGTCCTCGGGCAAATAGCGCGCATAACCAGCCACAAAATTCCAGACGAGCCGCGCCTGGTCTCTGGTGCGGGCGCCCACCGGAATTTCCCGGTTCGGCTGCGTATCCCCGATCTCGCCGAGCAATTCGCCAAGTGCCAGACCGGCGGAAAGGGCCGTCTTGGCGTTGCCGCGGCCGATCGAGAGCGCGCCAACCGAAA